CGTGATATGGTAATTTTAAAACTGTTTGCTTTTGAACCTGTTTCCATCTTAACACTAAATGTATTCGCGATAGAACCTGTGTACTTAGCTGTTATTAAAACACCTTCAGCGTCTAACGAGTCTAATACAGATGCAAAAGCAGCTACATCAGTATCATCAGTCACACGCACACAACGCATATTATTCGCACCATTCAATACAGCAACACTTACCGCCGTACCTAAATCAAAACTATCAGTTAAAACCGGCCCAAACCATTTATCGTAATCAGCCGCACTTGAAATAGTAACTGGTGAATTCTTTGGCCCAAACGCCGCTGTTCCTACTATGCCTAAAATATTTGTTGGCACACCGTTTAATAACGAATGTCTCGGCGATAAAATTTGTACATACACGTCAGGAACTCTTAAAGCCGATGTGTTAACAGACCCTTCTTGAATTACAGGCATAATACCATCCCCTTTATTAATTAATTGCTTCTATTATCCTCTATTTGAACGTCATATACAACATGCGTTGTGTAATCTTGTGTAATGGTTGTTGCATATTCAATTAAATACTCTAATTCACGTTTATACATTCGATGTGTTTGTAGATCATCTATATCAATCATACCGTTATAAATAATTCGCGCATAGAAATCATCAGGCAAAACAAACCTTTCTATATCAGATAAATAAGCATCAATCGCCTCACCCAACACGTCTCTATCATCAGGATTCGTTGTCCAAATTGTCACACAAAATTGTTTATTTTGCCGTTTAATCTCCTTCGCAGCACTCCCTAAAACCGTCACTCCTAATTGAATATTAAACTCATTCGGAATAGTAATTGTATTATCTACCACCACAGCACCAGTCAGTTGCACTCCTAAAGCAGCTGCAATATCATCCATACTTTCACCAGCAACTATTTGGTGTGAGACTACTTCAGTACTAGTTTTAATTGTAGCTACTTGGTCATTTGCCGCAACACCCGTTATAGTGATTACATAATCATCATCTAAAGCCATCACCACCGAAGCATCTGGTATCGACAATGGTTGCCAACGCTTAGTATAACGTGTCGTATTCTTATCTGACTTCTCAATAGTGGAAATACTAACCCATACTTTGTCCGCATCTAACCACTTATCCAATGAATCTTTTACAGGATAGCCATTAACAATCTTAATATCTTTATTAACTATTGATGGTGAACCGGTTCCATCAGGATAAACTATCGGTTCTATCAACTCAGCTAATTTTTTTTGTACGTCTAAAACAGAAGCCATTATGCCTCCAACCCGTGAACATTTAAATGCCAGCCCAAATGCGTATGTTCATTATCGCTTATCACAAATTGCTGATTAGCATCATCCGTTATAATATCTCCATTTCTTAAAAACACGGATCCCAACGCAGGCAAAAAAACAGCATACCAAGGCATTTTAGCACTAGTAGGTAGTTTCACTGGATTTCTCTCTCCGCGAGAACTTTTTAAAAACGAAGCTGGAACATTAGTGTATAAAGTATCACCCGTAGCAACATCCTTATTAACATATCCACTATAACCAACATCCCCAACCCCATCAGGGCTTTTAGGACGCACAATAGTGATTTGCCTATCACACATAACTCCCAAAATAGGCATTAAATGCTCCAGACTGGCTACAAAAAAAGTTCTTACTGGGCCAACTAAATAATCACCTGGTTGTATCACACGCCCATCAACAACCAAAATCCAGGTATTATCACCGTATTTTTTCGGAACCATATAAGACCAAGCTACTGTAGGTGATAATTTAACCTCTCCCACAATATTCTCAGGTTTAATAGGATCTAAGCCGTCTATTGACCTATAAATTGTATACGTTAATCCTAAATGGGTAGCGGCTTTGCCATATCCATAATAAATTTTTTCTTGTATTTCAGGACCATCCATTACACCACTAATTTAATTTGATTGTTAGATCCGCCAAAATATGGTACTTGCAAAAGACGGGCTAACCGTTTGCGATACAAAGTAAATAAACTCTCTCTGTCTTTAAGCTCATTTTTATTGTGATACCAAACTGCAGCGCGATCAGTATCCAAATTATCAGCAACCAATGGAATATCGTCCTCTAATTTGTTCAGCGTAACTAAATATTTACGCACAACAACTTCTTCCGTTGGTTTTAAATAATTCATTTTAAATTCTAAATCACCTGAAAAAGAATAATACCGCCAACCAAAAGGGTATTCTGGCGTATTTCCAAACACACCATAACCCACAAAGCGGCGAATATCTGTCTTTTCCTCTTCTGAAAATGTCATCCTTCTTCCAAAATTTTATACTTAACGTTTGCAGATCCCATGATTTGACGTATAAAAGCTAAACGAGTTACCTCTTCACCAACGACAAATTTTTTGATTATATTTACCTTAGAATGCCCCGGCACTGATACAGTTAAACTAATATCACTTTCCATGACAATGCGTAAAACTTGTTTTTCTTTTACAGCATCTAATGCTTTAGTAGCCTCTGCCTCAGCCTTATCAGCCTCAACTCTTGCTTTCTTAGCCTTAGCCACAGCTTCCTGAGCATGTTTTTTAGCAGCTTTCTTAGCTGCAATCTCGTCTTCCTTAGCCTGTTTTTTCTGCAATGCCTCATATTCAGCTTTAGCCGCAGCTTCATCTTTAAGCCGTTGCTGTTCAGCCGATTTTTCCTCAGCTAACGCTTCTGCCTCAGCTTTTACTTTAGCCGCAGCTTCCTCTTTAAGACGTTCCCGTTCAACCTTCTCTTCAGCACTTAAATTACTAGTCGACTTATTTTTACTCATCATAAAACTCCATGGTAAACGTGTGAACACCTTACATGCTCACACGCAAATTAATTAAACATTAAGCTGTTTCTAACACCACGCTACGTTTGTAGTAACTATCATTCGCAGTTGGAATAATAGCTTGAGTTGCAGTGCTATCAGTAGGAACAACATAACCACCAACCCAATACCAAGATTGACCAATTAACATACCCAATCTATCTAGTGGGGGTCTGGTAGCCATAACAACATCGTTCACAATTTGAATAATGTTATTTTTGGTTCGCTTTGCTACATCAGCATTCATACCATCAAAAGTACCTTCAATTAAAGTACCTTTGCCACAAATAATTGGACGACGAACGGGAATTGTACCGCCAGCCGCTGCCAACGTTTGTTGATATGTTTCTGTAGTAGTGATAAACCTTACACCAATAAGCATTGAGATAATACCTATCTTAAATTCCTTACTCTTAGCCGCATCACCACGATAAAGACTTTGAAATTCAGTATCACTATAGAGTTGATCCATTGAAGTACCATCTAAGTAACAATTGTACATACCGTTAATAGTAGGTACAGCATTGTTGCGAAGAATAGTGACAGCGCTTCGTATTAAAGCCATGGTTAAAATATCAGCTGCAACTAGTTTGTAAGTTGACTCTCTCAAGTTAGGACGCAACATTACTGCAGCGTTCTCAGCAATTACACCATTTCCAATAGTACCATCGGCAATACTTACGTTCGTAGTAAATGTAAGAGTACCTGAAATACCACCAAAAGCAGCTATACTGGAAACATTAACACCGTCAGCTGCTACCCCAGTCAAGATATAAACATTATCACCAACAGTAACATTACGAGGATTAGTTACACTGACTGGTTCTAACACTCCGTTAACAAATATTTCGTTAAAGTGACGAATATCATCAACTTCAATCACAAGTGCTGCCGCACCCAAAGTCACTCTAACCCAAGTATTTGCTCCCATATAGCCATCATAAACCGAGTTTCGAGATAGGCGATCTAGGGTTTGCTGTGCTTGAACACCGTTACCGTAAGCATTTTCACCAAACCTATTCGCAATTTCTACTTTCTCAGTAACTAAGTTAAGATCAATGGTATCACCATAAATATCTATGCCCATTGTATATTGCTCAATGGTCCAGTTTGATGGTGTCATCCCATTATCCAAGTTACTATCAAGTGTAGTAGGATCTAAAGGGGTTGTTGCAGGCGGTTTTAAACCACGTCTGGTTTTAGTGGTGGTTTCACCGATTGCAATGTTAAATCTTTCTTTATCCGCTATTTGCCTAAAACCCAACTTAGACTCTAATCCGCGCAAAAACGCACGTTCTAAAAAGCCTTTTTGAATGATAGGTTGTAGGTCTGCTGGCAAATTACTAATTGTCATGACGCTTCTCCTAAAAAATATTAATAAAAAATAAAACTAATATCTCTTAGCCGTCAAGACCCGATAGATATCTCTAACTACCTAAGCTTATCCCCAACTCTCTGTGCGGAGTCCTAGCTTTTTACTCGATGCCTCAAATTCCTCATCCGTCATATCTAATGCACTTCTGGAACTTGGCGATGATTTTCCTGGTGTTTTTTTATCTGATGTAGTGTCATTAGCAGTTGTTTCAAAAGCCCACGATTTAGTAGTCTTCATTTCTTCTATTAACTCAGCAACACCAACAACGTCACCATTATCATCTATCTCTATACCTGATGTGTCAAACATCTTTAATGCGTCAACGTCTTTCAGCCCAGCCTTCAAGGCTTCAGCTTTTAACTCAGCACGAATATAGCGTTTGTTAACTTCTCTAAGGATATCAACATCTTTAGCTGCTTTTTTCTCAGCTTTTTCAGCATCCTTCCCTGATCCGTCACTCGCTGCAGCTAACTTAGCCTCAGCTTCCTCTAGTTTATCACGCAATTTCTTATTTTCAATACGTTTTTTAGCACTTTCTTTACGCAACTGTTTAATTTGATGGTTTTCACTATCACTTTTACCGTTTTCTCTCTCCCCATCATCTCCAGATTCATCATCTGTACCTTCATCATGATTCTCTTTTGAATCCTCTTTTTCATCAGTTGCATTATCATCTTTTTTATCTTCTTCAGGCATTACACTACCCCTTTTGTTACATTATACTAGACTCTCCTGGAGCCATCCCATTATCTGATTGGTCTTGTGGCGAAACAAATCCTTCAGCATCTATCTTCCGCATTTCCTCTGCCACATCCTCGATATCAAATTCATGTGCCAATTCTCTTATAGCCGTCTCACGACTTAACAACCCATTCTTAACTAGTGTCGACAACGCAATACTAATTTTCTGTAAATCATCTGGTGTGTAAGAATACCACGGTGGCCATACTAACGTTATCTCGGCATTCGCCTTAACTGCTGGTAAAAACTTACCTTTAACCTTAATATTTTTACCGCTTAATATTTTTACAGTCATGTTGAGAACATCAACCAAACCACCTTCACCATACGATATTCTTAACTTATCTGCCAACCATACTAAATTTTGATTCATCATCTCCATGGCTTTGCCAGACTGGGCAACACTTAACTTGTCTACATCAGCTCGGTTTCCATGCATAGCTTCTAAACCAGACTCTCGCAGTGTGCGTATGTGTTTGTCTACAGCAGCTGCGGCAGCTCCGGTAATTTCTAATAACTTAGCGTCACCATCTTCGCCAATCACTAGCGCTCTATCAGCACTTTTGACAACCGTATCGTCACCAACCAAACTATTGGCCGCTTTAATAAGTAGTGTTGGATCCGCAGAATACCTAAGTCCACGCCCACTTTGCGATAATAAGTAGTCTCTATCAATCATTATGTCGATAGAACCTTCAAACGTACATAATCCATCAACCGAATCGCCTCCAGGCAAATTTTTAATCCAAACAATCGGAACAAAACCCAATTCATGCTTTACCGTTCTTTTTGAATCTATAGATGGTTTAAACCCTTTCTTAGATTCCTTAGAATCTGTCCAGGGAACATAATAGATTTCCTGCTGACTATCCCAAACACGCATAAACCAAAATTTCTCACTCATCTCTTCTTCTTTAATCGTATAGCCAGC